GATATAGCTGTTCAAGTCACCTAGAACACCGTCTACAAATTTGATAAGATTACGCACTTGCACTTTACCTAGGAATGCATAAGCCTCGTTCAGGTCTTTGTCTTTGCCTTCACTTAGTTCATTGAATTCTTCTGCTTTGCGTTTCCAAATCTCAACAATGATAGGAATATGCTGAGGCATAACATTGAATTTAGCAACAATGTCAACTGTCTTTTGTGTAGTCTTACCTGTAGTAATATATTCGTCAAGCAATCCTTCGAGTTCACCTGCGGCTTCGCCTGCTTTTTCACGCATCAATTCTTGAATGTTGGGACGATTAGTAGGCGCTATTTCTTTTACTACTTCTGGCTTATGGACCAACTTAAGTAGTCGGGTAATTTCATTTTGTAGAGTAAGTTCTTCATGTTCATTTAGTTCAAGTCCACGTAAATTCATACGTGCTAACCAGCACAATGTCATAATGTATTCGGATTCATGTACCTTACGCAAATACTTAGCATCCGCGGTTCGTTCATGACTATCTAAATATTGGCACAATAATTCTTTAGCATCTTTTTTACCATAGAACCGATTATACCAAGTAAAACTGTTAGTCAGTGCTAACTTACGACCATCACTGTCAGGTTGCAATGGGAAATAGGGCTCGTCACCCATATACTTTTGGTCAGCGTCCCGAGGATTCAGTGCTTTAATAAAGTGGTCTGATGTTGTCTTAGGTTTACGTGTTGCCATAGTTACTCCTGTTACGATTTCATTATTATATATGATTGTCCAATTATTGTCAAGTTTTTTAAGGTAATACTTTTGCTTTAGGGTTGCGATAAATACACTATGCCAAGATTATCCTTATACCGCGAGAAAAAATCCAATGATTACAAGTTCTTTGATAGAGTTATCAAAGAGCAATTTACCGTAGGTGGGACAGATTTATATGTTCACAAATACATGGGTATTCAGGATCAAGGACCTAGCGCAGATTTAACACAACCTCAACGTAGCATATTAGACCCCACTAAGATACAAGATTTATTATTCTTAGAAAATCGTGACCGCAACTATGCTCCTGATATCTATCGAATCCGAGGACATTATAACGTACAGAATTTAGATTTTGACTTAAGTCAGTTTGGATTATTCTTAAACAACGATACTATTTTTATTACTATTCATTACAATGAAATGATTGATTTAGTAGGTCGTAAACTAATGGTTGGTGATGTATTAGAATTACCTCATTTAACTGATTATCATCCACTAAACGAAACTATACCTACAAGTCTACGTAGATATTATCAAGTAACAGATGGAAACTTTGCAAGCGAAGGTTTCAGTAGCACATGGTATGCACATTTGTGGCGTATTAAATGTGAGCCACTAGTTGATAGTCAAGAATTTTCAAGTATATTATCAACACCCACTAATCAAGATACATATTTAGGGGTGTGGGATAAAACAAAAACATATGTACCTGGATATGTTGTAACATACGGAGACAAGAATTATATTACGACTGACAATATTCCCGTTGGAACTCCTTGTACTATTCTAGATCCAACAACACAAAAATATATTCCTAATTCTCCTTACTGGGCATTAGATACTGCTGACAACTTGAAAGATATTTTGAGTAGATACAATACTAATATTGCAATTAATGATGCGGCAATTGCAGAAGCTAAGAGATTGTTACCCAAATCAGGTTATGATAATAGTAATCTATATGTTGTTCCAACTGATGACAATAATAAACCTATCAGTGCAGACAGTATAGTAACATTAAAAGGTGCTCCTGTTAGACCGCAAGGTACCATTCAAGAAATTATTTTACGTGGACAGAATTACTTTGCTGTAAGAGTTGGGGCTGGTGCATTGAAAAGTATTTGGGACATGACTACTGACTCAGATGACACCAAATTAGCAGAATTTGTAAAAATGAGTTTAAAGGTTGCAAGAACAAAACCAAAACAAACAGAAACAGGTTCAGGACAGGTTAAAGGTGATCTAGTATTATCAGTAAAAGCATTGAGTGCTGTTACAGGACCATATGGTACAACCGATAATGAATATAGTGAAGCCGATCAAAATCCTTTACTAGATGGATTCACTGGTACAATTATACCTGATATCATGGACTATCGTGCTGATAGTGATCCTAGATTCCATTATGTAGCAAGAAGCAGTCCAAGAAGTTTTGGATACTCAGGTGGATACATGGTTGGCACAGGGGCCGCACCAAATGGTGTTCCAACTGGAGCAGGCATTACATTCCCATCTAGCCCAATTAAAGGTGACTACTTTTTAAGAACAGATTATTTACCACAACAATTATTCCGCTGGGACGGTAGCTTGTGGGTTAAGATAAGTGAGAATGTTAGAACTGGTTCAGCGTTAGGAGATGATGATGCAACAATGAGAGCCTCATTCATCAACAATACTAATGCAACTACTTTAAGTGACGGAGTTACTACAATACCAGAACGTCAATCACTTTCACAGATACTAAAAATACAAACAGATTAAGGTATATAATGGCACAGTTTTTCTTTGATAATCAGATACGTCGGTTTTTAATCCAATTCGCAAGAATTTTTTCAGATTGGCAAGTTACTAAAGGCAAAGACCCTGCAGGAAATGATATATTAATTCGTGTGCCAATTCAATATGGTGATGCTAGTAGAATGGCTCAAACTCAAATAGGAAATAATAGCCCTAGTAGTTTACCAAGTGCTCCATTAATTTCATATAACATTACTAATTTAGAATATGACCAAAGCAGAACACAGGATCCATATTTTATAGATAAATTATCAGTTAGACAACGTACATTTAATCAAGATACCGGTCATTATGAGCAAACGCAAGGACAGGCATATACAGTTGAAAGATTAATGCCTGTGCCGTATAAATTAAGTGTTAATGTGGATTTTTGGACTACTAATTATAATCAAAAATTAGAATTAATAGAACAGATAGGTACATTATTTAATCCTGCATTGGAAATTCAAAGCACAGATAATTTTATTGATTGGACATCATTATCTGTTGTATACCAAGATGGATTGACATTTAGCAGTCGCACTATTCCTCAAGGATCAGGCAATCCAATAGATATTATGAGTTGGAAATTTTACATGCCAATATGGATAAGTGGTCCTGCTAAGATCAAGAAATTAGGAGTCATTCATAAAGTTATTTCTAGTATATTTCAGGGGGCGGCACTAACTGATATGCAAGATAGTGATTTGTTATTAGGGACCAGACAAAAAATTACACCATATGGTTATAAACTACTATTGATAGGTGATACTCTACAAATATTACCTGCAAATACTCCGGTAGATGGAATAAACTTATCTATTCAATTAAATGACTTTGCAGATAGTTCATTGTATTGGTCTGCTTTTTTAAATGTATACGGTACTGTAAAAAATGGAATTTCACAAATATGGTTACAAAATCCATATATGGATACAGATATTGTAGGTACTATTTCTATAAATCCAACTGATGATAGAATATTACTATTTGATATTGATACTGATACATTACCACAAAATACACTAGACCCGGTTAATAGTATTATAAATCCGCAAACAAAAGGCCCTAATCATGGATTACCAGCGCCATTGAATGGTCAACGATATTTATTAGTTGATGATATAGGTAATGTTGATAATGAAGTTCCTGCTCTTGCTTGGGGTAGTGTAGTTGCAAATTCAAATGATATCATTCAATATAATGGTAATATACAACAATGGGAAGTGAGTTTTGATAGTCAAAATACTACTACTGTTGAATATGTTAAGAATTTAACAAGTGGTGTGCAATATAGATATTCTGCTAGAATGTGGGTCAAAGCATACGAAGGTTATTATGAAGCCGGAGATTTTTCTATAGTCATCTAACTGTGATAAATCATAGTATGAAAGACAATACCTCAGCAGGAATCTTTTTTTACGCAAGTGATACAAAAAGATTTCTTTATCTACTTAGAAACGATAATAAAAATCCAGGTAATTGGGGTATACCCGGTGGTAAAGTTGAAGTTAATGAAACTTTATTAGAAGGTGTTGAAAGAGAATGCATGGAAGAAATTAATTTTTTCCCAGTAGATGCTAAACTTGTACCAATACAAAAATTCATCAATAATACATTCACATATCATACATTCTTTTGTAAAGTAGATAAAGAATTTATTCCGGTATTGAATGAAGAACATTGCGGATATGCTTGGACTGATAGCAAACATTATCCCAAACCATTACATCCCGGACTGTTTAACACTGTGAACTTTGATGTAGTGCAAGACAAACTAAAGAAACTAATAAAAAAAGCCGCATAGTGCGGCTTTTTTGTTGATGCTTAAAAAGTTTAAGCGTTAGCAATTTGAACTGTTGTGTTCAATGTTGGAGCATCAAATGTCCACTGTACTGCGGTATCAGTAGCAAATTCATGCCCTGCAGTACCATAACGAACTAATGTTGCTTTGTGTGCAGTTAATTTCTTAACATAATAAGTTTTACCAGAAGAGTCGGTAGCTGTTAAGTCCATTTCACCTGCGGCACTTGCGGCTCCGGTTGTTTTTAATGCACAAGTCATAACACCAGTTGCTGTTTTAACTTTATAACGGCGAGCACCAACTTGACGAATAATATCAGCAATTTGACGACTTCCACCTGTAACATACGCATATGGAATCAATGCATTCTCTTGATTACCTGCACTGTACGGGATACCGTTATCAGTAGTTAGTACTGGTGTGTAGCTTGCGGCGCCACCACTGAATGTAATTGCCGCGTCTGTTGGAGATGTATAGCCAGAACCTTTTTCTGTGATTTCGAAACCACTAACACCAAAAGTGATAGTTGCGGCTGCACCTGTACCACTTCCACCGGTAAAACTAGCAGGGTTGCTTGGCATTACTGTATAGTCACCTTGAAATACAACTGTACTAAAACTGTAAACACCAAATGTCATATTAACTGTACAACCTGAACCTGAACCTGTACGGCTGTCATAACTTACTGGGTTAGTTGGGTTAGCACTTGTGCGGCGACCTGCTTGAGTGATTGTAAAATTATCTGGTGAACCTGTACCGCCACCTGGACGATTGACACGCAAGATTAATGATGGTGAAAACCCTGTACTAAATGTTAGCAAGTCACCGTCAGCATAACCTGAACCGCCAGCACTTTTAACTGCTGTTGCTATAACTGTTGCCGCAACTCTAAATTGTGCCGCACTTATAACTGTACCACCAACTACAGTTAACAAATCATTGTAGTTATAGTTATTACCATTAGCTGTAGTAGACGCTGATAGTGCATGACCATGAACAATACCAGTAGCACGAACACCACCTGGCAGGTCAGGAGGGCTGAATGTTGCTGTTGGTAATGAAGTAGTATAACTACCCTCTGCGTTTGGTGTTACGCTTGCTACACCTTCGCCACCGATTCTATCATCACCGTAGTTTTGACTGTTCTCTAATGGACCGGTAGTGTTATCATCGTTGGTACCGATGTTACGATTACCAAAATACTTTTTATTTAGTTTAGCTGCCATTTTATTTTTCCTTTATGTTATGGGCGTTCTAGGCCTACGCAGTGGCTTACTGCGTAAACTCTCATTCAAGAGCGAACATAGTATTTATCTTTTTTTGGGTATTAGAAGGATGTATCGTCTAATGCAACTCTAGTCCAAATATCAGTTGTATTATCAACATAGTTACTTCTACAATAATACATATAGTTATTGTCAAATGCTATTGTTCCTACTGTGTCTCCGGCAGCGCCGTAACTATTTGCCGGTGGTGTTCCACCTGCAGAAATTATCAGTTTGCCCACAGTAACAGTATTTGAAACTGTTAGACTTGTTAAAGTGCCAACACTAGTGATGTTTGCTTGTGCATTTGAAGTTACGTGACCTGCATTAGTAGCAGTAGTAGCAGTACCTGCACTATTAGCATACGTTGCGTTTGCTATATTATTTGGGGCGGCCCAACTTAATGCTGTTCCATTAGTAGTTAAGAATTTTCCACTGTTAGTAGATTGCGCGGGTAATGTTGTCCCCCCACCTGATGATGTAGTCCAAGTTAAGTTACCTTGACCATCTGTTGAAAGTAATCCACCACTCATTCCACCTAATATTGAAATGTTACCAGCATCACCTAATTTTATTTTAATGTTTGCAGTTGGTCCAACATTTGCACCAGTCCAATTAACTACACTATTAGCAACTGATGCGTTACCATCAAATACTAAAATTTGCCCTGTTCTTGGATCATTTAAACTAACAAATGTATTACTTGATCCTGCAATCTGTGTAAAAGGTATTTCTGAAACTTCTGTAAGAATTTCAGTTTGAGTAGTCATTTCATGTTCAGCAACAGGAACTAATACAGGATCATTTCCTATATAAACTTGTTGAGTATCTGAAGCAAATCCTATTTCCCCCGTGTCTAATTGAGGCAAATCTATATTTGCACCTACTCTGTGAATTATTTTACTTATTTGTACAATGGCCATAGTTTAATCTTCAGTTGATTAAACTATTTATCACGATTTACAGGAACTTAGTATAGAATTGTTCGCATCGTTTGAACCACATATCTGTGTACTTGTCAAATTCAGTACCCTCAACGATGAATTCCTGATATTCGTTGGCTGCTGAACACATAAAAATAACACCTTTGCGTATCTTTGTGCCATGCACTTCATTGTGTGCGTTAGCATAGGCTGCTAATTGCACAAAGTAATCATCAATCCATTCACGTTTTTTAGGTTTGTTTGTTTGCTTATGATCCATGATAGCTTCTGCATTATCATGTACACCGCATAAGTCAGTTGTGCCGGCATATATTGAAGGGAAGTATACAGGAACTTCTGTACCCCAGTATTCATTGCACTTAGATAGTCCTTGATAGATAATGCTTTTAGCCATAGTATGACTTTGAATACTATAAGGATTAGAGCCAGGTTCACCAATAACACCTGTCTTAATATAATCTTCAAGCCATTTGTGCATTCGTGTACCACGACCGGCGGCTTCAGTGGTTATCTCTTGTGCTTTTTGAGGTCCAACTCGTTTACGCCAATTGGCTAGTGCTTGCTTAGATTCTTCTGATTTAGTGGCGTCTAAGATTGTAGTGACTGATGGTAGTTTATTTCCATCGGGGGTCGCATATCTACGACCTTCTGGAGTATCAATGCGCTTGATTGGTTCGTATTTGAATTTATTGGGATTATACATTATAGTCGATTATAGTCGATTATAGTCCAATAGTCAATTATATTTGGTTATTTAACTTGTTTGCTAGCCATTTGTTGACGAATCTTTTCATTTTCATCAGGACTTTGGTCTTGTCCTTCTATGTCATCTTCTTGGCCTTTAAAAGTGACTTGATTATCATTAACATCTGATATGATGTTTACTAGTGGATCTTTTTTAACAATATCAAACAAATCTGCTTTGTCTAATGATATGCCATTTTTGTTTAGTACAGTTAAGAATTCATCTGTAGACATAGGCTCAGTTGATGTTGCAAGTTGGTTAGCTACTGCAACCAACTTTACACGCAACGGATCTGCATCACTGAATTCAAATAAGCGCATGTTTAACGCTTGGCTCTACCTACTGCTGGAACAGGTTCTTCTGGCTCTTCTTCAGGCATTTCAGGGGCTGCCATTGCGTCAGCACCCATTTCTTCTCCGCCCATGTCAGGAGCCATCTCATCACCTGCCATTGGATCAGCACCCATCTCATTATCCATACCGCCTGCATCCATACCAAAACCACCGCCCTGACCTGTTACAACGCCTAATGCACCTTGTAGACCTGTCTTAGATTGTGTAAGTGCGGCTTGTAGTGAAGTCAATGCCTCTGATACCTGGCTACTAAATTGTTCACCTTCACTTGTACCAAACTCGCTGTTAACACCGTCAACAACTGCTGGCAATTCTTTTACTAGCATATCGCTAACTTGTTCAATCATCTTCTGCATTGAATCAACCATTTCTTGCGCGGCTAATACAACTTGAGATTTCTCGACTTCTTCGTTCTCAACAACAATACGTGGATTGTACATTGGTAAAGATTTCAAATCACCATAGTGATGTGTTAATGCTTGTTCCATGAATACAAGTTTCAAGTAAGCAGGATTTTGTTCTCCGCTCATTGATTTTTGTTTAGCTTCACTCATCAATCCTTTGACTTTCTTAAGCATATTTTTGGTCTCATAAAGGCCTAGCTTATCGACATTAAAGGTTGTATTGAAATGTTCTTTCAGTGCTTGTTTAGCAACTGAAGTTGGTTTAGCGTTAAATTCGGTTAGTTTCATAGTTTTTCCTAGAGTACTGATAATATATTTATCATTCGTTTAATTATTTTGCGGAGTTTAATATAAATTGCTTGTGTTGCCAAGCATTGGCCTTCTCTACAAACTTCTCTAATTCATCCAGCAAACGCTGTTTCTTTAGAATATCTTCGTTCATTTTAGCAATGACAATAGTCTTAGTTTCCAAATTTTTGATAGATTTGCTGAGTTTTTGACGAACTTTTAGATTCTCATTGGTTCCGGATAAAATTCCATCTAAGTAAAGTACACGGTTAGCGTCAGTTATACTATTAGTTTTATCTAATGTAATCCAAGTCACTGCGTTCTTTAATTCAGTAAATGTATAGGTTGTATGAGTTTTATTTTTAGACATTTTATACCCCATATTATTCTTTTTTACAGTATATTCTCCATACAAATTATATGTCCCGTCAGGGTCTTGATAAATGATTTCTTTTTCTAATTTCGATAACTTTTCTTTACTAAACATTTTAGCTAAGATAGAAAATAGTTTATCATTTTTATTATTCATTTTCAATAACCTCAAAATATATATTTCTTAATTCAGGGCTGGTATCTAAAAATGTTGGTAATTTATTTAATTCTGTACCCACTTGTATCATTGGTACACCTTCACAGTCTGTAAATAAATGCCCCAATTCTTCAGTTCCATTATTAAATACACTTCCAAACATCACAGTAAAATCAAAAGTCCAAACTGAACAAGGTATTTCTGATTCTAATAAAAAACCAAAATTTTCTGTTTCATTTAACATAATTTCGTCTTTATATGGATCAGTAATATCTTCAGGTAAACTACGTAATGAAATTACTTGAATTAATGTATCAAAATTACATTGTGTATTTCTTTGTTTTTCCCATAGTGAAACTTTTTCATCCACAGGTACAGGTGTATTTCTTCTATTTGTAATTCCTGTTTTTGTAATATCAAACAGGGTAAAGCATCTTATTTTTAACGACATACACTATTTATAGAGGTAAAAAAGCCCGCAATAAAAGCGGGCTTGATGAGTTAATGCTATTAAGGGGTTATCGGACGAGTAATTGGTGAAACTGTTCCGCGATTGGTTGCTAATTGATATTGCTGATCCGGTGACAACGGATTATGTGCAGTTGAAGAACCTACTGTTTCTTTTGAACCATTAAATGAATATGCTTGAGTATTTGCTTGTCCAATAGTTGCCATTACTTTAGCAACTTTGTCATAACTCTTACTCGCAACTGCTTGT